ATAGGCTACCAAACTGGTGGTATAGTTGGTGACCAACAATTTATTCCAGCACAAGGCGACACACAAAATAACAACCGAACAGAAACATCAAACAACAATGCCACAAGCAACACAACTGTCAATATCACAGTCAACACAGGAACAGGCGAAACAAACGTTGACGGAGGAAACGCTGGTACAGAAGATAGAGAAATGGCAACAAGATTACGCGATGCAGTTTTGTCAGTTCTCAAACAAGAAAAACGAACAGGTGGAATGTTACGCGACGTAACATCAAATGATCAATAATGAAAAACGCATCATTATCATACGAGCAAAACTTTTTTGTAAATGGCACTGGTTTGTCTGGTGTGCAAGCTATCAATGGATCGTATGGTATCAATGAGCAGCCTATAAATGTTATTGGTCATGGATATGTAAACAATATTATTAATCAACCATTAGAAGGCGAGTTTACTATACAAAGAACTTTGATAAATGAAGATGCATTGTTAAATATGACAGGTGACAGTCTTGCGTTTAGTGGAGTTGTAACATATAAACACGGAGCAGTTAGTACAGGATCATTTGGTTTTCACAGTGGATATTTAACTTCATATTCTATATCTTGTGAAGTTGGTAATTTACCAAGTGTGTCAACTAATATTTCTGTTTATGGAGACTTAGGACCTGGAATACTAAGCGCAAGTGAAACTGCTGGTGTAGGCAGTGCTTCTGCAAATGATAAAACTATTGAACCGCCAAACATGGGATCAATGACAATTACTTGCGACGAATTAAAAACTGCCACAAACAGAATTGTTTCATTTAGTCACGAAGTAAATTGTCCAAGACAAGCAGTATACGCATTGCCTGTTAGTGCAAGCGACACAAAAGCAAAGTTCCCAGTGCAAGTAGACAGCATTTATCCAATTGAGCAAACAACAAATTTAACACTTGAAATTGATGACTATCAAACCAAAAATCTATATAACTATTTAACTGGAGTTTATACTGGCAAAGTAAATATAGATATTAATGGAGACAACGGAACAAGTTTAGCATCTTTTCATTTAGATGACGCAAGATTGGTAAATGAATCTTTTTCTAGTGAAGTAGACGGTGTTGCATTGGTAAATTTAACTTTTACAAAATATATTAACAGAACAAGATAATGGCATTTTTAAAATACGAAGACGTTTTATTAAAGGTCGCTGGTGAAAGTATTTTCGCGCAGCAAGCTTCAATTAATGTCAACACTAGTCTTCAGCCTGTTAGATTGATAGATGGAACTGTTCACAGATACGCACCAACAAATGGAGCAAGAGGCACGTTAAGTTTTAGTCATTATTTAACAGGAAGTATTGCAAGTTTTTTAGATGTAACAGGAGTCGCGGAAACTTCTACAAACGGATCTTTTGGCGGCTTAACGTTTAACAATGCATATTTAAGATCTATGCAATTTCAAGTTCAACCATATGCACCAATACTTGTAGAAAGTTCTTTTGATTTTTATGGATCTTTTTCTAGTAACATTTCTTCTAGTTATGATCCAGAATTAGCCAAAGACAAATATTCTCATTCGATAAAATCTTTTGTTGCTGGAACTCCTAGTAACATGAATCATACATTAAGTTTTAACTATTCTGTTCAAGCTGCACGAAATCCAGTATATCTTGCAGGAGAAACTACGCCAACAAGAGTAACAAAAGAAGCTACAAATATACAAATGTCAATACAAGGAGACAACATTGGAGGAAATATTAATGACGGAGGTACAGAAGCAAATTTAAAATGTTCTATATTTGATATTAATGATTCAACAGCATTACAGCATTTTCATTGTAGCGGCAGAATATCGCAACAAGAGCTTAACGTAGATCAACAAGGATACCTTATCGGAGGAATATCAGTAACACAAGCACATCAATAATGAATAATCCTAATATACAAATTTCTGGATGGAAGCCAGCACACGAATATAAAAAGTTCGACGTTGTATTTTTTACTGGTAACGGCGTGTTGAATACCACAGGATGTTTACCTGTCGATTCTGGATATTATTATTGCGAAACTTCTCACACTTCTAGTAATGATAATGTTGCCGCGGCAAGTTCCAACGCTCCTACTGGCGCAGCAAGCAAATGGAGTCGAGAGTTTTTCTTTAAGCCTGGATATGGAGGCAGTGTAACATTTGAAGGAAAAAATGAAAGAATAAATTTTGGTGATGGATATTTTTCCTTGATACCAAAATCTGTTAATAATATTCGCGCAACTTATGCACTAGGATTCGATGGTAGAACAGACAGAGAAGCAAAAGCTATTTCTAATTTTATTGAAAGTCATTCGTTTGAAGCATTAAGTGGAGCAGTTTCTGGCGTCACTGGTTTTCAATTCAAACCATTTTATCCATACGATAAAAAGCACGAGCACTTTTGTGATGGATATTCTTTAGAACAAAAATTTAACGATGTAAAAAACATTCAAACCAGTTTTATAAACGAAACTAATAGTCCAACTAGTTGGTTAGAAAGATTTATACCAAGTGGCAACACTGATGGTATTTGGCAAGCTGGAAGAACTTACAATTTATATGACACTGTTTATCATAGTGGTGGTATACTTGGAACATTAAGTGGTTGTGACGGATATTATTATTATACTGGAACATCAAGTTCTACCGCAACTGTAAACAATAGTCCAACAGGCAAAGGAACATTGTGGACAAACGAAGAATTTATATTTAAACCTTCTATAGCAACCAACTTAAGTACCAATGTTAGATTTTCAACAGTTGATGTAAAAAATGATTTTGTTCAACGTTTTAATGACGGAATCAATACAAACAATTTAAAATATAGTTTAATATTAGAAGGTAGATCCAACAAAGAAGCTGTTGCTATATCTCAGTTTTTATTAAGTAAACAAAATTATCAAACGTTTAGATTTAATCCTCCAGCACCTCACAGCGGAGACATGAGAAGTTTTGTTTGTGAAAATTGGAGACACACTTATGTATATGATGACAATCACAGATTTGAATTACAATTCGAACAAAATCCATTAGACTTAACCAGAAAAGCCAGAGTGTTTTCTACAATTGTTGCAACAGAAAATGGAGAAGTATTAGCTCCGTTTCATGGCGAAGATTATGGATTTGAAACTTATGGAGCAACCACAGGAATTAATTTTGGCGCCTTTATGACTGGCTTTGCTTCTGGAACAGGAATGTTTTTAGTAAACAGCGGAGATGAAACAATTCTTTCTACATTAAGTTTATCTGGTAAACAAGCAGCAAGTGGTCTTTATAAATTTGAAGATTTAAAAGACGACAGAATAAAAGAATATTCGCCAACGTCTATGACCTATAAATTGTATCCAGGAGATAGTGGACGTTTTAATATTATATTTTCTACAACGGGCCATACTGGTGACATTGGCAAACATGCGGGTATCGGCGGAACTGCAAACACTGCCGCAGCAAATAAAATAAGTTTTCACGAAGGCAGAATAATGTATACTGCTGACCCTGGCGGATTTGGCGGAATAAAAGACAGTGCATTAACTGTTTCTACGACTGATGAATTTTTATTTGCAGATCCTAGTGGCGATTTAAAAGTGGACTTAGTCGGTGAAGCTGTTCACAATGCTGCTCCAGGTATACCAATAAACTTAAAACTAGGACAAGTTCCTGGTGTTGCTGCAATTACTGGCAGTTGGGAGTTACAAGATCCAAAAACTGCAACAGGCATAGCAATTAGTTTTTCGACCGAGCCAAATGAAACAAATTTTCAATTAGTGTCTGGCAAACAAGCGCAAGACGGGTGGCTAAGGATCGGCGGTAGAGCAAAAGATAGAAGTGAGTATGTTGGTGGCGGCGATAAAGATTGGGTTGGCTATTTAGCAACTGGTATACCTACTGGTATAACAACTTTTAGACACGAACCCGTACTTCCTGCAACAAACTATTATTATAAAGTTACAGCCGCAAATACAGATGTTTTAGGAGTTGCAACTTCTTCTGAAAGAACTTTTGCTACCGCAGCGTTTAAAGAAAATATTGGAGCAAGCGCAACTGGCGCCGTTGTTACTGAAAGCGGCGCGCTACAAGTAGTTTTAGACGGATCAGATGGTAAGTTTTTTAACAAATTTAACCTTAAAAAAGAAGCAGATAAAGCTTTGGAAGACTTAGGCTTAAGTGATTACACATATTTTTCTGGAATACACTGCGTAATAAAAGCTGGCACGCTTGTTATGTCAGACGACCCATCAGTTCCAGCTTTTGATTGTGGTGTTGCGGCAACTAATTCAACGTTCAATCCGTTAGCACTCAAAATAGTTTTAGAAGAAGGAGCTAAAATAATTGGCGCAGGAGGTAAAGGTGCAAATGCATATAATACTAACGATACTTCTTTTGCACTTTCAACAGAGTTGACTAGCTCAAACAAAACTAATGCAAATGCATTATCACCTTCACAAGCAAGAGTTGGATGTATACATGAATTGCAAGGAGTTGGGCCTATAGCTACACGAGCAACTAAAGGCGTTAGTGAAGGAATATATATGCTACCAAATGGTTTTGATGATAATTCTGATAATACCCAGCCATTTGACGGAGAAAATGGTGGAACTGCTTTACATATACAATCTACTTGGAAAAATGATGATCATCCAGTGAAGATAATAAATAATGGAGGATTTATTGCTGGTGGTGGAGGAGGCGGCGGACAAGGCGGCGTTCGATACAATAACTTTTTTAACATAGGTGGAAAACAAATAGTGCATGCCGCTAATATAGATAGATTCAACCAAGGAATGCTAGGGCCAAGTCAAGCTCAAAGAGATATACAAAAGTCTTTACTCAGAAGAACAACAAGAGGAACAAGAAATGTAGATCTTGCATTGGAAGTGAGAGGTGGAGGCGGAGGCGGTGGAGGCGCGGGCTTCAGAAGAAATACAATTAATTTTGTAATGGAAAGATCTAATGCTGCAGGCGGCAAAGGAGCTAAGCATACAAGTAGATTTAGAAACAAACAAGTTAACCCCAGCTCTGCAAAAGTATCTTATGGCGTTATACAAGGCAAACCAGGCAAAAATGGAGAAAACTCCAAAATTACTTTGCTTAATGATGATAACAAAAATTTAAACATAGCTTCTCAAGGTGGAGGTGGATCAATAGCTAGAAAAGTTACAACTAGAGGAATTTATACTGTTGATTCTCATACAAACTTAACATTTGATTCTCCTTTTGATTTTGCGAGAAAAAATTTAAACGAAGCAGACCGAAATGCAGGTGGTCAGGGTGGTTTTGGTGGAGGATATGGCATGGATGGCGGTAATGGTGAACATCCTGTTCAGCATAATAGAGATAGGCATCTTGGTTTTTTTAATGCAATAAATTATGGAGCGGAGCCAAGAAACTATGGATATGGTGGAAGTGGCGGTTTATGCATAGAAACAAATGGTTGTAACCTGGAAATATTATCGGAGGCAACAAATATTCCTGCAAGCGGAATTGGAATCGCTGGTGGGCATAGAAGTGAAACAAACGCAAAAAGCTCAGAGCTTTATCGAAACGAAATTGGGATAGGGGGATATTTGACCGCGCGAAACAGCGGAGCCGCAAATGTTAAAGAACTAAATGACTATAACACTCTCGGCTATATGAGCGGGATTAGAAATAATGGCCCTGATAAATCTGAGTATACGATTGCAACAAATGCTTCTTACCCCGCATGGAAAGCTTTTAATCAAGAAATACATCCGTCCAGCGCTGGAAATGCTGCAGATTATGTTTTATTTGAAGGCGATTCTTTTCCTTACTATTTAGTTTATGATTTTGGAAAAGATGATGATGGAGACATTACTAAAGTTGTATCAAGTTACACAATCACTAGCGCTGGCGCTGACATGAAACACTATCAAACAAACTCAAATGCAACTACATTATTTGGCTCTGTATATGCACCAACTTCCTGGGAGTTGCAAGCTACAAACGCGGGTAACGGCCACGGCGTTGGCGGGGAACCTTTCGAGGACTCAAAATATACTGTACTACATCGAGTAGAAAACGACGTACCAAGACAGCAAAATCCTGTGCCATTGCAAGTTTCCAGTGCTATTGACACGCAAGATTATGTGTCTATTCCTGGATTAATTCGATCATATCAAATTGATAATACTACTGCTTATAGATATTATAGATTAAAGATTTTAAGCGCAGAGAAATCTGCAGATAAAAAATGCAAAATAGCCGACTTTGGTTTAAGAGCTGGTAATACTAGCTATGCTGGATTTATAACAATAAGAAATAAATTTACGTCTGATTCAACAGGTTAATAAAAATGTCAATACAAGATAAAAGAAATGATATAATAGTTCCAAACTTACAAACTGGAGTTACTACTTACAATTTGCAAGAGCAACTTCACGATTTGCAGGCAACCACTATTGTGGAGCTATTCGAGGTAAACGCAAAAAAATATGGAGTAGGTATATATAGATTTCACGCTGGAAAAGTTCATAATGGCGATATTGTGTACGATGGTCAAGTTTATAAATCTATCCCTGTTGAAATTGAAGAAGTTGAAATCAAAGGTGATGGAACTTTGCCTCGTCCACGTTTACGTATTGCAAATGTTGATGGATTTATATCTGACATTATAAACGGTAGAGACGACTTTGTTGGCTTGCATTTTACTAGAAAAAGAATATTTTTAAAATATTTAGATGCAGTAAACTTTTTCCACAACTCAAATC